CTACTCAATTGCATAGTTTTTTCACAGAAAGATACAAGTAAAATCTGCTTACCATACAAAACAGCACAAAACGTAGCAAAGGATCTAGTGCAATGTGATGCAATCCGAGAAGAGTTAAAAGAAACGACACAAATAGTGGCGTATCAACGGTTACTTATATCACATAAAGACAGTGTGATATCGATATACGAACAAAAGACCACCAATTACCAAAATCAAATATCGTTATATTCAAAAAACCAACTTATCCAAAACGACATGATTTTCAAACTCGAAACCGAGAATGAAACGTTGGGGGAAAAGTTATCGTTTTACGAAAATGCAACTGGCTATTTAGCTGGTGGATTGGTTGCAGTAATGGGTTTACTTACATTCATTGTAACTGCAAAATAAATGGAAGAAGGCAAGAAAAGTTTACGCGAAATAATCAAGGAAGAGTATATCAAGTGTGCAACATCACCAAGCTACTTCATGAAAAAATATTGCTACATCCAGCATCCAAAACGCGGACGTATCCAATTTAACCTATACCCATTCCAGGAAAAAGTACTCACCCTATTCCAGGAAAACCCGTACTCCATTGTACTCAAATCCAGACAGTTAGGTATATCAACATTAGCGGCTGGATATTCATTGTGGTTGATGTTATTCCATCAAGACAAAAACATACTTTGTATCGCAACCAAACAGGATACCGCCAAAAACATGGTAACCAAGGTAAAATTCATGTACGATAATTTACCAACGTGGTTAAAGGAAAAAGACAAACCAACCGAATTCAACAAACTCACCCTACGCTTAAACAACGGCTCGCAAATCAAAGCAACATCCGCATCATCCGATGCCGGTAGATCTGAAGCAGTATCTTTGCTACTAATCGATGAGGCAGCGTTCATCAACAATATCGGTGAGATATGGGCATCAGCTCAACAAACATTAGCAACTGGTGGGGGCTGTATAGCACTATCCACTCCATATGGTACCGGTAACTGGTTCCACAAAACGTGGGTTGCTTCCGAGTTGGGCGAAAACAGTTTCCTTCCCATCCGCCTACCATGGCAAGTACATCCCGAACGCAACCAAGAGTGGCGCGACAGACAAGACTCCGATTTGGGTCATAGAATGGCGGCACAAGAATGTGACTGTAACTTTGAGACATCCGGTGACACCGTATTCTACCCAGAGGATATAGCATTCTACGAGCAATCATTTACCCGTGAACCACTAGAGAAACGCGGTATTGACCAAAACCTATGGATATGGGAACCAGCTGATTATTCACGCAACTATTTAATTTCAGCCGATGTAGCTCGAGGCGACGGGAAAGATTATTCAACATTCCATATCATTGATGTTGAAAACTTCACCCAAGTTGGCGAATACCGTGGACAATTAGGCACAAAAGAATTTGGCCATTTACTAGTGGGTATTGCCACTGAATACAACAACGCATTATTAGCAATTGAAAACTCATCCATCGGTTGGTCTACAGTACAAACTGTAATTGAACGTGGATATCCAAACGTATACCATACACCTCGTGGCAGCATATCCAACTCATTCTTCGATCCATTCATGGACACCAATAAAATGACTGCTGGATTCTCATTAACCCAGGCAACACGACCTATTGCCATAGGAAAGTTTCAAGAGGCTGTGACAGACAAAAGTGCTATCGTATATTCCGCTAGATTGCTTGAAGAAATGAAAGAGGATATCTCGTGGTTACTTTAAATATATTTAAACAAAAACAAACATGGCAGAAGTTAATTTACTTTCCCGACTAAAACGGTTATTTTCAACAGATGTAGTAATCCGCAACGAAGGCGGAGGACTCAAAGTAATGGACATAAACAAAATCCAGCAATCTGGTAAATACGAAACAAACTCACTAGTTGACCGATTTAGTAGAATATGGACAAACACCCACACCTCCATATATGGTTACCAAAGTAGCTTCAACTACCAAACACTACGCCCCACATTATATTCAGAATACGATGCCATGGATACTGACGCAATTGTAGCGTCCGCATTGGATATTATCGCTGACGAAAGTACATTGAAAAACGACATGGGCGAAATACTTCAAATCCGCAGCTCGGACGAGGATATACAGCAAATACTATACAATTTATTCTACGATGTGTTGAATGTTGAATTCAATTTATGGCCGTGGGTTAGAGGTATGTGCAAATATGGTGATTTTTTCCTCAAACTGGAAATATCCGAAAAATTCGGTGTATACAATGTAATTCCATTTAATGCATTCCACATTGAGAGACAAGACGGATATGACCGCGACCATCCATCATCCGTTAGATTTAAATTCCAGCCAGATGGTGTATCATCACCTTCAAACTATGGTTACTACAATGTACCTAATTCAGCAAATCAAGCAAACGAGGTATATTTCGACAATTACGAGATGGCACATTTCCGCCTATTAACTGACACCAACTTTTTACCATATGGTAGATCGTATTTGGAACCGGGTCGTAAATTGTTCAAGCAATACACGATGATGGAGGATGCTATGTTGATTCACCGTATTGTACGTGCACCTGAAAAACGTATATTCTACATTAACGTGGGGAATATAGCGCCAGCTGAAGTGGAAAACTTCATGCAAAAAACAATCAGCAAAATGAAACGCACCCCATACATTGATCAACAAACGGGTGACTATAACTTAAAATACAACATGCAAAACTTACTGGAAGATTTCTATATCCCAGTACGTGGAAACGACAATGCAACCAAAATCGACAATTTGGGTGGTTTGCAATACGATGGAATACAAGACGTAGAATACCTACGCGACAAATTATTTGCAGCACTTAAAGTACCTAAAGCATTCATGGGGTACGAAAAGGACTTAACCGGTAAATCAACGTTAGCTGCTGAAGATATTCGTTTTGCACGCACAATATCTCGCATCCAAAGCATCATGATATCTGAATTAACCAAAATTGCATTGGTACATTTATATTCACAAGGCTACACTGACGAAAATTTAACCAATTTCGAATTGACATTAACTAACCCGTCAATCATATTCGAACAAGAGAAAGTAGCATTGTTGAAAGAGAAAGTGGAACTAGCCACATCAATGATCGACAACAAAATATTCCCAACTGATTTCATATACGAACATTTATTCCAGTTAAGCGAGGACAAATTCGATGAATACAGAGACTTGATTCTACAAGATGCTAAGCGTAAATTTAGAATAAACCAAGTAGAGAACGAAGGAAACGATCCACTCGAAACTGGCAAGTCATATGGTACACCACATGATTTAGCATCACTTTATGGACGTGGTAGATATGAGGATGGTGAGGTACCTGAAGGATACGACGAGAAAAAACCACTTGGTCGTCCTGAAGAAAAAGTCACCAACCGCAACACACAAGACAGTGCATTCGGTAAAGATTTACTAGGTGTGATGGGTATGAAAAAAGACAACGACGAGTCAGATTCAATCAAACCACAATACAAAGGCGGTTCCCCATTAGCGCTTGAATCAAAAAAGAACAACAAACGCAACGCTGAATTGTTCAACCAAGTAAACAAAAACAAGAAACGCATTATCTTCGAAGCAGATATCCAGGGAAATTCGCTACTAGATGAGTCACAAATACGAGAGTAATACCTCTCCATATATTTATAATTAAATTAAACATTATGGCTTATGTTTACATACATTTTACTCCTGAAAATACTCCTTTCTACGTGGGTATAGGTAGTGATGACAAATATAAACGTGCATATAATAAAAAAGGCAGGTCATACTCTTGGAAAGATGTAGCATATAAAAATGATTTTAAAGTAGAAATAGTATTAGACAATATTTCATGGGAAGAGGCTTGTGATAAAGAAAAAGAATTCATATCGTTATATGGTAGGAAAGATAAAAAACAAGGGACATTAACTAATCTTACAGATGGAGGTGAAGGGTAATATGGGAGAAAAGATTCTGAAGAGACTAAGAAGAAAAAACAAAAACCCAAAACAGACCAAGCCAAAGCTAATATGAGATTATCACACGATGGAAGAGATTATTCTTATTTAAAACATAAAGCAGGCGCTAAGAAAGGAATTAAAAAATCCCCCGAACACACTGCAAAAATTCAGATTGCTGCCCATAATAAAAAAATTAAAATATGGTGCCCTGAACTAGATATAATTTTTACTAGTGTTACAGAAGCTTCAAAAACACTCAACACGTCCCCGGGGCATATATCTAATATTATAAATTCTATAACTAATAAAACCAGATCTGGATTAACATTAATAAAACTATGAATATTCGCCACTCCAAATACAAAAATACAGGCATTCTATTTGAATTGTTGGTTCGCCAAATCACTGCGGATACATTAGATGGAAAAGATTCACCAGTAAAGGATTTACTGAAAAAATATTTTGTGAAAACTGAATTGGGGCGTGAATACAAATTGTACGAAACATTGTTGAAAAAAACCACCCTCACCGAAACCAAAGCAAACATAATTGTCAACACATTAATTGAGTCATCAAAAACACTCAACCGTGGTACTATCAAACGTCAAAAATACAATTTGATCAAAGAAATCAAAGACCACTACAACATAGAGCAATTCTTCAACCACAAATTACCAAATTACAAGGTATATGCGGCATTCTATACATTACTCGAAACACATAACTACCCACAAATCGCGATCAATCCTGAGCAAATAATCAACAACAAAATTACCATACTTGAGCATTTGACTGCAGCACCGATCACTGAAAAGAAAGTGGCAGATGACGTTATGGACGCATTCATAAACGAAGACAAAGATGTGCGTTTATTATCATATAAAATATCGTTAGAGAAATTCAATTCGAAATACAATAATTTCACCTCTGAGCAAAAATCCATACTCAAAGAGTACATGAATTCAGTAGACAATAGCACACGCTTAAAAGAATTCTACCTAGACAAAACAACCGAAATCAAAGACCGGTTGCAAACATTAAACACTAAAACACAAAACCCAGTAACCCAAATCAAAATAAACGAAATCATTTCATTGATTGGCACACCGGGAAAAAACCAACGAATCAAAGACCACAACGTAATTGATTTATTGCAATACTACGATTTAATTAAAGAATTGGAACATGCCAACGGATAGAATACGCAATATAATCCAGTCCGTATTGAAGGAAACAAGCGCTACCTCACAAGGTGGTGCCTCGTTTTCACCTGGAGCTGGTGAACAATACGCTACACCTAGGGCATTCAACAAAAACAAAAACGCAAAGGG